AATTCAAGAGCGGGCATCAGTAGTAGGCCGCCCGGTCGGCTGCGTCTTGCTCTGCCTCGGTCACGGTTCCATCTTCGTCAGTGTCAGCAGTGCTGGGCCGATCATCGGGAAACGCCTGAGTGCGAAGTCGGGCAATCATTGCGGCCCTGCTGTCACGCGGGGCAATCTCATAGTGCAGGGCCATATCAACCGCCAAGAGGTAGGCGAATGGCAGAAAAAGGCTATCGGGGAACTCGTCTGCGGTCCACGTGTAGGTTATGCCTTGCGCCGCTTGAACTTCGGCCAGAAGGCCGGACAGCATCGACTTACCAAGCGCAAATTCTTCGGCTGATGGGGTTTCGCCCATGCCGGAAACGCCGAGGCGTGTTTGCGCCATTGCGACAACTTCAAGCGTCGTCTTGGTCATCAGACTTCGCCTTTCGCGCCTTAACGGCGGTGAACTCGGGCAACACCTTGCACTTGTCGTAAAGCGATGCGTCTGCCGGATCGTCCATGTTGAACGTCGCGGCCTTGCCGGGGGTGAACGTCATGTGGCGCAAAGTGGCCTCAGACTTGCCGGTGAATTTGAGCTTCATGTGCATCCCCTCAATTGGTTAGGGGCAGACCCGAAAGCCTGCCCCATATTTCTTAGCTGTCAGCGACGGCGGCGAAGAACCCGGTCACAATGCCGTGATCTTTCAGGTCTGCGGTGTCTGTCGAACCAGAGCCGAATGTCATTTTTTCAATGCCACCCATTTCCATGATCGCGCAGCCCTTTTTGCGCCCATAATCAAACAGTTCCTCGGCGGACTTCCAGCGCTCGGCAATGCCGTAGCCCAGAGCCTGTGCGCCACAGAAGAACACGGGGGCAACGTCGATCCCAGACGCGCCAGCGCCAGAGATAACCGGGATATCCTCAATCTCTTTGAAGATCATGCCGTCCCACTCAATGTCGCCGCCCTTGAACAGCTTCTCGTTCTGCATCCGAATGGACACATCGCGCTGTGCTGCCGTGATCGTGGCGTCGGCCTTGAGGTCACGGAATACTAGCGACGGCACGTAAACCGTGTAGTAATATTTCGTGTCTTTCTCCGACATGACGGGCCGGATTTTTGGGTTTGCTGTCCGCGCAATCCGCTTCATAAGTGAAGCCGCCGACGATGTCAGCTTGTCGCTGGTTCCGTCGATGTTCGCCAGGGATGCCGAATGGTCGTTCGACGAGTTGTTAGACTTGGCCGCGCCAAACAAAACACGGTCAGCATTGTCCACCAGCCACGCATCCTTTTGCGTTTCGGTAGCGCTGCCGTAGGCCACGCCATTGACGGAACTCATTGCCGCAATAACGCGATCACGAGTGTTTTCCATCGACCACGTTTTGAGCGACATCTTAGCCGCCTTGCGCAGATCGATAGCGCTGATTTGGTTTTCCCACCGGTTCGACCGCACAGCGTGTGCACGCTCTTTGATCGTCAGCTTGTAGGAACGGCTGTCCAAGTCTTCCTCATTACCCTCAAGCGTAGCGCCATTTTCGACGCCGCTGCCCGTAAGGCGATTGACCAGAGCAAAGGTGATGGACTCGCCAGCCTTCTTGCCCAGATCCTCATTCACTTGAATGATTGAGTTTTCCGAGGTTCCCATTTCGCCTGCGAAACGGTTGCCTTGAACGTGTTCGACGAAGAACTTATCGTCCCACTGCTGGACCGTGAGGCCCGATGCTGCTGTGGTGTCAGTCATTGTTCATATCCTTGATATGGGGGTCAGCTTGGAAAAAGCTGGTCCAGTGCCGTAGGCCCTGCCCACGACGCTTTCGGACCGCCCCCGGTGCCAGTTACATTGGCCATCGACGGGGCGAACTTGCCCGCGTTGTCTCTGGCCTGCTTCGCAACCATCTCTGCTTCGACTTTCGCCCTCACCTCGGCCTCAACCTTGGCGGCATAGGCCGCCGGGTCGCTGCCAATTTCCTGACTGACCACATGCTGTTTGTGCCACTTGACGACTTCCATCCACGGGGAACGGCTGCCGAGAATTGCCGTCCGCGTTGCTGGGTCGGCTGTGGCTGTGAATGCCTGAAAGGCCGCATCAACAACTTCGTCTGTATGCGTGGCCCGCGCTTGGTCCTCTGAGAGGTCAAGCTTGACGTTTTGCGTTGCCCTCGAAACCTCGTTCGCCAAGTGCTTCTGATAACCGTCTGGGTCGTCAAAAACATTCGGGGCCTTTGGTGCTTCGGGCTGCGGCAATCGCGCTTTCATTTCCTGAAGTTCACGGCGAACCTCTTGAAGCGCAGCAAGCGGCACCATTGGTGCTTCTTTGGCTGACTCCGGTTCGGGCGTTACAACTTCCGGCTCAGGTTCTTCGGTGGTGATCGGCTCAACGGCTTCTTGCACTGCCTCCGGTTCAGGTTGAACTTCGGGCTGTGGGTCACCATTGATGACGGCGTCTAGGTCGGAGTCTGACATGGTTATTCACCTGCGTTGTGATTTCACGAAACGCCCGTAACGTCGGCGGCACGATTTCGCCCTTATCGCTGGCGGCGCGAGTCGCCCGGTTAACCCCGGCGGCGGGTATTCAAGCCAAGCGGCGAAGGGGCATTCCTGCCGTCTGCGCTTCGGCTTGCAATTTCATGGCCTGCGCCTGCTTTACGCCGATACCGGCCTCGGTATCCGCATTCTCAAGCTGTTGCGCAGGGTCCGGCTGCTGCTGTGCCTGTTGCAGCATTTCAAGCAGCTTTTCTTTCTTCTTGGATGGCAGTACGGGGTCAGCCTCAATGAGAACTTGGGGCGGCAGCACTGGTCCGTATTTCATAAGAGCTTCGAAGATTTCGCCTTCCAGAGTGACCCGGTCCGGCACTTCCTCGATCAAGATATCAACGTCCAACTCCTCAACCGAGTTGTCGATGCCGACGACGGCCTGTAACCGGGGGTCGCCGGGATACAAGCCCATCTGCATGGCCATCATTTGCGCCTGCTGTGGCTCCATTTGGCTTAGACGTTCCTCAACAGTAATCGGGCGGTTCAGGCCGACAAAGCGAGCGTTGTTTTCTTCGTCAGTGACGCGAACCCAACGTTCCTCAGTCCAAAACTGCCGAATGCGCAGCCAGATTTGCCGGTAAACCTCACGTGTGAAGCGGTGCAGCTTGTCAGACAGGCTTGCAATCTCAATCATGCCCCCCTGCTGGCGAGCAAGAACGGCGCGCCCAGACGCACTTTCACCAGTCTCCCCTGCGAGCGCAGAATTGGCCCCCAAGAGGTCAATCTCGTCCTTGGCGTCGTCTGCCATTTTCATCTGCGCGGCAATTTGATCATTCGTCGGCACGATATCGAAAGGCTTCATCCCGACGCGGGCGGCATCCTCGAAAGCCTCCGCATTCAACTCAATGTGGCCATCGAACTTGGCCAACTCTCGCTTCATTTCAAGGACCGAATCAACAGCGCCCTTGATGCCGATGGTCTGGCGGGAATTGATGCCGTGCAGGCTCTTAGATCGCCGCTTGTTCAATTCGTCCTGGGGGTCGAACATGTCGCGCACAATGCCGTAGCGCTCATTGTTGCGACCTATGAACGCCGATTCCATAATCAGCGGGCAAACAGACTCACCCTTTGCGCCCTTGTAGGGGCTTTCGCCGCCGTCGAGCTTCTGGCCCTGAACGAACTCGCACCAATGCCAAACTTCGCCCTTGCGATACCACATGAGCAACACACGGATGCGCTTGCGCTTTGGGTCCGCCCATCGCGATGGCTTGTCATCATGTGTCTCGCTTGTCGTCGCGTCCTTATACATTTCGGACACGTCAGCCTTGGGGTATCTGACCTTGAAGTCAGCCTCGTCCATCCACAGAACGACGCCCTTGTAGCGAGCGTCCGAAAAGTCAGACTTGCGGCTGTGCGGGTCGTAAAAGAGGCGATCCCACGGGTAGTGATTGACGCGCACCTGCACTTCGCCATTGGCGTCTTGCTCGTGCACAATCTCGGAACCCATGTAGCCTTCGACCAAGAAGTTGTCATAGCAATCTGACCGGATTTCATCCCAATCCTGATCGTCACAAACATAGCGGATCGCGTCCGTTGCGGACTCGGCACCGTCCACATGCTTAGGTGTGCGCGGGAAGGCCTTCGGGTCGGTCCGCTGCTTAACCTCTAACCCCTTGAGCCATTCAATCTTGCGCCGGATGCGGTTGTAACGCACGGGCGGCTGACCTCGCTTCTCAAGTGTCGCAATTTCCTCTGCTGTGAGTTGGTTCCCATCGTAGTAATCGCGAGCGCGTTCGCCCTCGGTTCGGGCCGTTAGGGTAGCGTCCTCATACTCAATGAACCAATCTTCAAGGGTGGCAATGTCGGTCACGCTGTTTTCCAATCGTCGCCCCCCTCGTTTTTGCTGAAATAACTGCGCTTCGGTGGAGCATCTTCGGCGACACCCTTGGCGACAAGCTTGCCCCGGCGGTGCAGC